AAATCGACCTGCAGGAAACCTTCAACTTGGATGATGAGGTGAACGAGTGAACCTGGTGAAGAGAATCCGGGGTGTTGGGATGAAAAAATGTTTTGTATGCAAAAAATATTTAACTGCGGTTGTTTTGGCAGGAAAAAGGTTCACCGGGGTTCACGGGTTCACTTTGGGGGCTGTTTTTGGTCAATATGCAACGAACTTTGTTGTTTTATTTATTAAATCACTAATAGTAGTGAAGGAGTGAACCCTAGTGAAGATATATATATCTATCGGCATTCATTTGCGATGAGGGTTTTTGGAGGTGAACGAGTGAAGAGGATTTTTGAGCGGAAGTTCACCGGGGGCGGGTCTCTCCGATGGAGGAGTGCCAGAATTATCAAATTGCAGACCCGCCCATACAAAAGGAGCTGAAATGGATGAGGAACAAGGTTTGTACGGAAAATATAAGGTGGTGAAGACGAATGGAGAGGCGTTGGATCCAAATGCGATCTACTTCACGCTGCGGATCGATACGGACAAGCACGCCAGGGCAGCGATCCGGGCGTACATCGAGAGCTGCAAATATGAGCAGCCGGAGCTGGCGGAGGATTTGGAGAGGGTGATGAGGGAAGTGGGTGAATAGTGGCCGGTGATCGGTAATCAGTGATCAGTAATCAGTAATCAGTGATCAGTGGAGGTGCAAGATGAGTGTGGAATCGTTGCAGTTTGTGGAGATGGTGCGGGAGGCGGCCAGTGTTAAGGCGGATCCGCATATACACCCCAGCACGATCAAATATTATTATTGCGTGGTGTGTGGGAGCGAGAGGGAGCATAAGATCGAGGAGATGGGATTGGATGAGGTGTGGCGGTGCTGCACCTGCGGGATCGGGAAGGTGTTCAGGGTACGATGAGAACGGATAGAGGGTCGGTCAAAGACCGACTCGTACGATGGAGAGGAGGATGAGATGAAGCAAGCGACGGCGGAAGATGTGTTGAAGGTGGTGGAGGGATTGAAGGATGAGGAGAATCGGCGGGTGGTGATCAGCGTGGATCACTTTGGCTGGCAGGTCGACATTGAGGATAAATGCCACAATTTGAGGACACACGAGACGTTTTGGAAGCCAGTGGCGAGCCAGACCTCGGCGACGTTCATCGAGGCGTTGGATATGGTGGTGGGTGGAGGGGAGAGGGGCATACGGTCAAAGGTGAAAGGATGGCCTCCAGCAACTACACCAGGAGAAGTCACAAAACCATGGCCTCCAGCTTTAAATTCAGAAACGAGCCCCCAATATTGAGGAGGATGAGATGGAGTTTATTGAGCAGTTGATCTGCGTGGTGGGGATACTGGTGATGCTGCTGATGTTGACTGCGGTGGCGTTTGATAGGTATATCGGGCGTGGTGGCGTGATAAATAGATTGATGTCAGAGGATTTTGAAAATGGATTGAAAGGGATATATCGAATGGAGGATTACGTGAACAGGACAATGATGAAGATCGAGGCGGAGAAGATCGATGCGTCGGTGGCGAAGGAGAGCAGCTGCTCGAAGTGTGGTCATTTTGGGCTGCGATTCGAGGCGAGGTATGAGGGGAAGGAGGGGGAGATCTACCGGGCTTTTACGGTGTGCCCGGAATGCGGGAACAGGGAGGAATTTTAGGTTTTACGGCTTGTAAAAGGACGCCAGGCGAGAAATGACGAATTTAGGTAATCTACGTCGTGCGATCAGGAAACGATACCGCCAGGTGAGGAAATGGCAGGTGGTGGCGGACGAGTTTGGTATCACGGTGGGGATGGCGTGGAGGTTGGCGAATGAGCCAGGGTATGAGCCACGGGGTGCGAGGATACGGTTGAGGTTGGGGCTGCCAGCGATGGTGGAGGTGGCGGCGTGTGCGGTGTGTGGGGAGGTGCATACAAAACCTCACCCCCAGCCCCTCTCCGAAACGGAGAGGGGGGCAAGGAGATGGTTCGATTTGCCGAAATGGGTGTTGAAGTGGGCGTTTGAGAATAGGGAAGAGGTGCCAGGTGGAAAATAATATGAAGGGGTCGGTCTCAGATGGATCGGTCACAGACCGACCACTAAGCCATCCCGTACAAAATCAGAAGATGGTGGAGCTGGGGAGGAGGTGCGGGGAGTGCGGGGCGGGGATAATCCGGCTGACGGAGAGGCAGAGGAACTCGCTGAAGGTGGCGATTGCGGCTTTGAGGCAGGCGGGGTTCGAGGTGCAGCTGGTGCGGATGTTCCAGGCGGAGCCGGTGACGATGGTGATGATGATTACGCCACCAACCTCACCCCAACCCTCTCCAATTGCAAATGCAGCAATTGGAGAGGGAGTAGATTTGAGATGAATGCGGGGCATTACATTGTGCGGAATGATGTGAGCGAGGCGGGATTGCAGCGGGTGCATGCGTTGAGGGCGGGGAAGCCGGTGGACCTGGTGATGCTGCTGGAGGAGTTGGGTAAGAGGCGGGAAGAGGTGATGATATTTGAGTACGAGGAGCGGGAGACGGGGATGTGGCATCTGCGAATATATTGGAAGGAAGGAGAGGATAATGAATGCGTACAAGCCGAGGAAACCGAAATTTCAGAACTCAAGCGGTAAGATGCCGAGCGATTATAAGAATGCAAAAAACGCATTCGAGCTGTCAAGGTGCGGTAAGGCATTCAAGAAGCTCGACGAGCAGGAGCAAATTAAATTGGAGGAGATGGCCATTGATCTGGTCCCGATGATGAGGAGTGGGTTCGGGGTGCGACAAGCGGCGGAACTGATTATTGTGTTGGGATTATTCATGGCCAGCAACGGGGTTGAGGGGTGCCATTGAGAGTACGGGAGGTGAGATGAGCGAATATCCGAAGGCATGGCGGTGTCCGAACGGGCACAACATGGGGCTGGTGGTGCGGGATGGGGGTGGGGTGAGAAGGTTGGTGCTATACCGCAGATCAGTGGATGATGAGCGCCTGGCGACCAATGAAGTGGATGTGATGGGAGTGGTGGAGGGCTATGTGGCGGATATTCGCTGCTCGATCTGTGGGAAGATCCGGACGTGGGTGCCTGGTGAGGAGGCGATGCGGAGGTTGTTGGAGAGGGTGGGGTAGTTTATAATTGCATTATGTCGAGCGAATATGGTTCTCGCTATGGTATATGTTTCATGTATCGTCAATCTCGGATGTTTTATGTTCCTATTAATGGAAAGTGGTTGAAGTTATGTAATGAGTGTTGGGAAAATGAAAGTGAGAAGATTGTGGAAAGAAGCGATTTGAAAATATTTATGAGAAGTCGTTTAACTGATGAAAAATCTGAAATATGTGATAAATTAGAACAATTATTTTGGGATGAAACTGAATTTACCCATGATAAGTTTAAAGGTGAGAATATTTACGATTTATATGAATTTGAAATATTTATCGATGGAATTAAGGTTTATCCAAAATAAACCATAAAAACCATCTGATTTAATCTTGACAGGATGAGGAAATGTAGTTTAAAATGATGGCAAGCTGAGCGCTGGTTTCCCCAGCCCTGTCCCTGAATGGGATAATAAACTGAAGGGCTCCCCCCCCCAACCAGCGCGAAGCGGGAATTATTATAGATCGGGATAGTCTGAGACTATCCCCTACAGCAAGCCCGATATATGTTCGGGCAGTACCGGAGATGAGCGCCCGGCGGTTGAATAAGCCGCCGGGTTTTTTGTTTAAGGCGGAAGAAGGGTCGGTCTCAGACCGACCCGTACAAGAGAAAAGAGAAGGAGAGATGAGATGACAGCAGAGAATCTTGCAGCGATTTGTGGTGTGGTGTTGAGCCTGGTGTTCAATTATGTGCCAGGGATCTCGGGCAAATGGGGAGTGTTGATGCCAGAATACAAGCGTTTGATCATGCTGATCATGCTGGTTGTGGTGGCTGGTGTGGTATTTGGATTGGCATGCAGCGGCTGGGGAGCGGACTTTGGGGTGACCGTGGTTTGCGGTAAAGCTGGTTTTGTCGGATTGCTGCAGGCGCTGATCTATGCGGTAATGGCAAACCAAACGGCTTACCAGATCACGAAGAAATAATCAAGCGCAATCATGCCGGATGGAAATGAAAACGGCAAGGTGACGCTGGGAATTTTAGGAGATCGAGTCAATCGATTAATTACACAGAATGAGGCGCTGTTAGGAAAATTTGAGCGCCACCTTGAACAGAGTTCAAAACGGGATGAACGGTTAGGAGTTTTGGAAGTCCAGCAGAGAGAGGTTTGCGAGCTGGCTAAAGAAAACCGGGACGACCTGGAAGATATGTGGAAGAAATCCAACATACTGGATGGTGTGTTGGGATTTTTCACTGTATTGGGATCAACGATTGCGGCGGTCATAGGAGGCAAGAATTGACGACATTGGAATATCCGCTTATGGGAACCTGGCCAGTGACGCAACTGTTTGGGGAAAACCCGCAGGATTACAAGTACACGAATGGACATGCGGGGATCGATTGGGGATGCCCAAAGGGAACGAACGTGCTGGCGACGATGGCGGGGATGGTACTGAGGGCGGATTACCATCACAATGCGGATGGGTCGGATGGATATGGGAAGCATGTGCGCATCCAGCATGAGAATGGGTGGGTGAGCATTTACGGTCATTTGAGCGATTTTGCGGTGAGCAAAGGACAAAATGTACTGGCAGGGGAGGTGATCGGTGCGTCTGGGAACACGGGCAACTCGACAGGTCCACATTTGCATTTCGAGGTGAGAAATAAATATGGGACGCCGTTCGACCCGCTTCCCTATATCGAGGCAGTGGAATCGCCAACGGTGATCGAGGTGGTGAAGATTGATTTCGAGATTGGGAATCTATTGAGGGTCAAGGAAAGTGCAACGCCATACCTGAATGTGAGGAATGGTTCGAGCCGGGATGCGGCGGATATCGGGGATGTGCTGCCCGGCGATGAGGTGACGGTGGTGAGGATGGATGGCGATTGGGTGTGCATTTTCAGGGCGGGCAATTTTGCATGCTGGGTGCATGGAGGGTATGTGGAGAGGATAGGGTCGGTCTGAGATGGATTGATCTATGATCGACCACTACGCCCAACCTTACGAGGTGACGATGACTCTATGGGATGATTTACAACAGAAATTCGAGATGGATCTGGATGAGTTGGAGGAGGACAGGAAACAACGTTCTATTTCATACCAGGAGGCGCGGCAAATCAGCGAAACAGCACACCGTGTATTCAACCAACTGCGGTTGACTGATCGAGACGATCCGGGTATGGATTGGTTTGATGAATATTTAAAATTATTTGAAGTTGGTTTTCCATGGCGAGTAGCATGCTATATAGCGTGGGCTTCGAGCAAAAAAATTGGACGTAAACCAAAATTTTTAAAAGATTTGGCGACAGATATTCTTGGTTTAAATTCGCCGCGGGTTATACATATGTGGCGAAAAAATTATAAAGCCATTGATGCATTTGTCACATCGATGCAAATTAAGCCATTTGAGGAACATCGAAGAGATGTGATTGATGCAACGATAAATTCTGGAATTAATGAGGGATATAAGGGATTTAATGACAGAAAAATGATGCTAGAAATTTTGGGAATTTATAAACCGAGTAATGTATTAAAACTGGGGGAAGCAGGTAAAGATGATATGCATAAATTGAGCGAAGACGTGCTGAGGGAGATGGGAGGAGAAATCTCTTCCCAATTCTCTCTTAAAGACGTGGACGAGGAAAAGATAGATGAATGATCTGATGGTGGGTCTGAGACCCACCACTACAACATTGATTATCCAGCCGGAAGAGGCGAGGAGGGAGCGGGCGAGGCGGGAGCTGGCGCGCAGGCACCTGGTGGATTTTAGCACGTATGTGACACCGTGGTACAGACCAGGCAGGCACCATAGATTGGTGGCGCAATACCTGGAACAGGTGGAGCTGTACGTGGCAACGAAGGGGAAGGAGGGGATCGGGAGGTTGCTGGTGCTGAGCCCACCCAGGCATGGCAAAAGCGAGCAGGCAAGCATCCAATTTCCGGCATGGTTTCTGGGAAGAAACCCGGACTGCAGGGTGATCATTACGTCTTATGGATTGGACCTGGCAGCGGAGTTTTCAAAGAAATGCCGGGATATCGTGATGGGAGAGAGATACCCGGCTATTTTTGGCGGGCTGGCAATGGGTGAGGAGAACGTGGAAATCTCGGTGGACAGCCGGAGCGTGAAGGCGTGGGATCTGGCAAGCCCACATCGAGGTGGGGTAACAGCGGCTGGTCGAGGAGGCGGGATCACCGGCAAGGGGGCGCATTTATTCATCCTGGATGACCTGGTGAAGAACCGGGAGGAGGCGGAGAGCGGGGATATCAGGGAATCGACTTGGGACTGGTGGCTCTCCACGGCAAGAACACGGCTGGAAGATGGGGCAGCTATTGTGGCGAGCATGACGCACTGGCATGCGGATGACTGGGCGGGCAGGGTGATCAAGAAGATGGCGACGGATGCGGAGGCGGAGCAATATACGATTTTGTGGTTACCGGCGAGATGGGAGGAGACGATGGGTGGGATGGTCTCAGACCATCCCCTACAAGATATGGAAGAAGAGCAGACCGACCCCTACAAGTTTGAGGATTATCAACGGCAGCAGATGCTGGATGGGAATTACATCACGGAGACAGATCTGCTGGGGAGGCATGAGGGAGAAGCGCTGTGGCCGGAGAAGTACAGTGTCGCAGACCTGGCGCAGATCGAGCGAGATGTGGAGACGTACAACTGGGCAAGCCTGTACCAACAAAGAACTTATTTGAGAAGCGGGAATTTATTCAAACGGGAGTGGTTTTCGATCGTGGAGGAGATGCCCAAGGAGACGGAGATCGTGGCGAGGGGCAGATACTGGGATAAGGCAGGGAGCAAGAGCGGGCAGGGTGACTACACGGCGGGGGTGCTGATGAGCATCTCGAAGAATGACGTGGTGTACGTAGAGCACCTGTATTTTGAAAAGGGAACGCCGCTGCAACGGGAAGAGGCGATGGTGCGACTGGCGCAGCAGGATGCGGAGCGGGGCGGGGTGAACGTGGAGATCTGGCACCAGCAGGATCCTGGGACGAGCGGGCTGGACAGTGCACAGATGACGAATATGCGGCTGGCGAAGGCAGGATTTGTGGCTCATTTCGAGCCGGTAACGGGAGACAAAGTGACCAGGGCAGGATCGTGGAGCTCGGCGTGCGAGGCGGGCAGGGTGAGGCTGGTGCGAGGGGCATGGAATGATGGATTTATTGAGCGGCATGTGGGATTCCCGAAGCATCGCTACGACGACGATGTGGATGCGGCGAGCTGGGGATTTACTAAGCTGGCGAATGCGGTGAGGATGAGCCCGGAGAAATTGATAGGGTGGGTCTAAGATGGATCGGTCTAAGACCGACCACTACGCCCACCCGTACAAAGGATGCGGAATGGGATGGATTGATCAGGTTATGAATAGATGGGGTTGGTCTAAGACCAACCCCTACGGCATGAAAACAGCGCAGGTTCCTACGGCGGGATGGCTGAGGGCAGAGGCGGAAGAGGCGCGCTTTAATTTGCCAGATGGATCGATCTGGGAGAACCAGGCGGATCTCTATCGAAGACTGTCGTGGGTGCTGATCGCAGTGCAGCTGGTGGCACAGAGCTGCGCAGCGGTAAAGCTATCGGTGAAGAAGCTGGTAGGGGAAGAAGAAGAAGATATACCGAACCATCCATTCGAAGAGAGAATGCGCAAACCCAATCCACTGCAGAGCCGATTCGAGCTGCTGGAGAGCACTTTTTCTTACTATGCGCTGACAGGCAATGCCTACTGGTGGCTGAGCCGGGACAACGAGAAGGAAGAACCGCAGGAAATCTGGAGCATGCCTTCATACAAGGTCACGCCAGTGCCTGATGGGAAGATGTTCATCAAGGGATATCGATATGATGGTTTAGAACCTCCTAATGACATATTAAAGCCATGTCAAGTGGTACATTTCAAGAGGTTCAATCCGCTGAGCATCTATGTAGGATTGAGCCCGATCGAGGCACTGGCGACGGTGGCGCAAGGCGATCTGGGAATGCAGAGCCAAAACACCAAGCTGTTCACGAAGAGCAACTCCAGACTGCCAGGAATACTGGCGTTTGCGGACCCGATCGGGGACCCACAATGGGAGCAGATCCAGGCGGACGTGACCAACAAGGCGATGAAGCGGCAGATGATGCTGCTGCGCAATGTGGGCAAGGGAGGCGTGGAGTGGATCCAGGCAGCCATGACCTATAAGGACATGGAGTTTTTGGCAGGCAGGAAAAGCAACAAGCAGGAAATCTTCGACGCCTTTGCGCCAGGTTTGTATGCGATGCTGAGCGAGAATGCGACGGAAGCGAATTCACGAACGGCTAAGGGGACTTTCACGGAGTTCTGTTTATGGTCAATATTGAACATGGCGGGGGAGAAGATCACAAATGATGTGCTTCTTGCTTATGGTGAAGACTTGGTGGCGGAGTTCGATGACGTGCGATACACGGACAGACAGATGCAGCTGCAGGAAAGCCAGGAATATGCCAGGACGCACAGCATCGATGAGATAAGAAAAGAGAAATATGGGGATGGTCCGCTGGGGGATGAGCGAGGGGAGATGCTGCCAGCGCAGATTGGGAGCGCACCGGTGGGGGTGGGAGGGGAGGAGATTGCCACGACCCCTGCGGGGTCTCGCAATGACAATGGAAACGATGGGCATGAGGAATTATCGGAATTTGAGAAAGGGGAGCTGGCGAGGAGGCTGTTTGGGGGGCATGCGAAGCCGGTGGAGAATGAGAGGGAGATAGGGAAGGGAACCCTGGCCCTCACACCCAGTCCCTCGCAAAATACGCTCGGGACGCAAAGTACGCAGCCCTCTCACGTTGGCAAAAACATTCACGGGAGAGGGGGAGAAATAGAGGAGGAGTTGAGGGCGTGGGAGAGTTTTGAGGTAAAGAGATTGGGCAAGAAGAAGACGAGGGAGTTTGAGTGCAAGATGATTGATGAGGTGATGGAGGGGGAGATCAGGGAAGGTCTGGAGAAAGCGGAAAGCGTGGAGGCGGTGAAGGCAGTTTTCTCCAAAGTAAATGAAAAGGTTGGTGAGAAAGATTTCAGCGGCGCTGAAAAGGTTTTGGATGAGCTGAGGCAGGCGGTGAGGGTGATGAGGGAGGCGGTGTGAGCGAGGCGCTGGAGCTGCTGATCACGAAGGTTTTTGATACGGCGGACTGGCTGGAGGCGAGGGGGGTGGATGTGAGCGCGGCGATCAAGCGCAGGGATAAAGCGGAGCCAGGCAGGCGAAGGAAAGAGGCGGCGGAGGAGCGGATCTACAACATCCTGCGCAAGATTTGGAGGAGCCAGGAAAAGAAGATCCGGGAAATGCTGGAAGGGCAATATCCACAGAGGAAGGCGATCCTGGGCTTTGCGGATGTGTTTGGTGGTGACGAGGTACTGAAGAAGAGCTTATATAGTTTTTTATTCGATGCGACTGTGGATGGGATAGCACTGTTTGGAGAGGATTCGAACTTGACGCTGGACTACACGCTGACGAACGCGGAAGCGGCGCTGGTGGCGAAGGATATGGCATCTAAGCTATTTGAAGAGATCGATGCAACGACAGAGGCAGCCACACGGAAGGCGATCAGCGCGTTCGTGGAGACGCCGGGGATGACGATCGGGGATGTGATGGGGATGCTGCCGCTCACGGAGCAGCGGGCGGAGCAGCGGGCGCAGCTGATCTCAGTGACGGAAATAACGCGGGCTTATGCGGAGGGAAATAAGCTGGCGGGACTTGAGATGAAGAAACAATTCCCAGGGGTGCGGGTGATCAAGATCTGGTACACGAACAACGATGATTTAGTATGCGGGATCTGCGGACCGGTGCACAGGGAAGAGGTGGAGCTGGAGGAGACGTTTGAGAATGGATTGGAAAATCCACCGGCGCATCCAGGATGCAGGTGCTGGACGACGACGACAACGGCGATTGGGACGGAGAAAAAGGAAGTTTCCGAAATACCGATGTTTAAAACAAAAGAAGAGGCAACACAATTTTTAATTGATCATGGTTATGGTAAGTATATTGATTTCGGAAAATTGGATATTAAGACGATCAACGATATCGCTAGATCGACTATTTATCACATGGAAAAATTTCCAGAGTTGAAGGGACTAGTTGAATTTTTAGGCAGTGCACAAGCAAGAAATAAATTTGTTAAGGAATTTTACAGATTGATTGTTGAAGAACGGGTCAAGCAGATTTATGGAAATTTAACCGTGGATCGAATTAATAAAATAGTAGAACAACAACTAAAATATTATGCACATAAAATACCAGGAAATATTTACGCTTATTCATTTAAGGCGTCTGGGGCCGGAAATGTGGGGGCAATAGTAGTTAATGAAAAATTTGGCAAAGATTATGCGGCATTTATAGAGAGCATTGAAAAGTGTATAGCACAAAAATGGCATCCGGAAGGGACAGGATCTGTCAAGGCGATATTGGATCACGAATATGGGCATCAACTGACTGATTTACTTAATATTAATCTTGATAAAGAAATTAATGAAATCGTAAGAGATACCTATAAAAAGGGAGCAGGCGATTTGTTATCAGATTATGCCAGGAAAAATACCAAGGAATTTATCTCTGAGGCATGGACGGAATTTTTAAATAATCCAAATCCCAGACCAGTGGCAGTATCCATTGGAAATCGAATTTTATATCTGTATTCAATGAAGAAATGAGGATTATATGATTGGAGACCGACCAATTTGCATGAATTGCAAGCATTACATAGATGATCAATATTCTGAGGGATTCAAATGTCAGGCATTCCCCGAGGGAATTCCGGATGAGATCATCAGCGCGTTTATTGAGCACACAAAAACTTACCTTGGTGATCACGATATTCAATATGAACCGAAAGATATAGAGTAGTCAATAAAATGGAATTTTGGATGGTGATGGGTTTGTGGATTTATTATGGCTGAGGGTGCGATCAGGATCGAGGTAAAAGGTTTGGACGAGCTGCTGGCGAAGTTTGATAAATTCCCGAAGCAGATCGCGGGGAATATGTCGCAGGCAGGGCATGAGGTGGCGAACCGGGTGATCCTGAACACGGAAGGGTTGAAGTCGTATCCACCGGCATCGGAAGGGAATAGGGAACCAGCGCCGTACTGGATTCGAGGCAGAGGTTTGGAGACGGATTCGGGAAATTTGAACAACTCGGAGCGGATGGGGACGAGGTGGACGACGAAGCGGGTAGGATTTAGCACGACGATTGGGAACTCGGCGAGCTATGCGAAGTGGGTGCATGGGGATGACCAGGCGAAGGCGATGGCGAGACATGGATGGAAGAAAATCTTCGAGGTGGCGAAGGATAAGCTGAGCCAGATACAGAAGGTGTATCAGGCTTGGGTCGATAAGACGATCAGGGATATTGGATTATAGGATGGATTTGAATGGGTCGGTCTCCATAAGATGCGAAGAGGATTCCGATAAAAACGCAGACCGACCCGTACGAGAATTGAAAGAGGTGTGAGATGCCGTGGAAAGTTTTTGAAAATAATGGACAGTTTTGTGTTTATAAGATCGACGAAAAAGAGGAGCAGACGGGCGAGAGCCTGGGCTGCCATGAGACGGAAGAGGCAGCCATGGCGCAGATGAGAGCGCTATATGCGAGCGAGAAGAAGGCGATTAGTCTGGATAAGGAGATAAACGAAATACGCCGGGATTTTGAATATCAATTTCCTGAGAGAGAAAGAAGCTTGCAGCCGGATTTTTATTACATGGTTGAAACATTTGATGATCATGTGATTGTCAATGTTGGAAGTAAATATTTCAGTGTCAATTACACTAAAAATGGGGATGAGCTCATTTTTGACGAACGGGAAAAGTGGGTGGAGGTGGAAGAGAAGAAGGAATGGGTGGAGAAAATCAAAGTATTGAAGGCAGCTGGGAAGGCAACTCAGAGAAAAGGGATGGTCTCAGACCATCCCCTACAGACAACGAATGTAAAGGCGAAGGGGGATTGGGAGCTGGAGGTGCTGGCGGTGCCGTTCGGGGGGCCGAAGGATGGGAAGGATGAGGATGGGGAATACTTCAGCGAGCGGACGAAACTGCACCTGGAGAATTTCAGCAAGCCACTGGTGACTTATTACCACGGCTATGATACGAAAGGGCAACCCCAGGGAGATCCGGAGAAGGTGGGGGAGGTGAAGCCGGAGACGTGGGAGAAGAAAGAGGATGGCTGGTGGGTGCGGGTGATGTTGGATAAGGCGAGCACACTGGCGAAGAGGATTTGGGAAAGTGCTAAAGAGGGATTGGCACGGGCGAGCTCGGGATCCATTTTGCACCTGGTGCGGAAGGGAAAGGATGGGGAGATCTTAAACTGGCCAATGGGGGAACTGGCGCTGTTCGATGCGGTGGAGGGAAGGCAACCGGCGAATAGTTTTGCGGTGGCAGCGCCGGTGATGAAGGCGATTTACGAAAGAGCAGGCGAGCCATTGCCTGATTTCGAAAAGAAAAATCCGGAGGAAGACGATCCAGAGGCGCAAGGCAAAGGCGAATTGCAAAGGCTGAGCGCAGGAAAAAAGAATCCGGCCACAAATAATCAAAAAGGAGAGAACGAGATGGACGAGAAAGAAATGCAAGGGATGGTGGCCGAGGCGGTGAAGACTGCTCTGAGCGAGCGGGATAAAGCCGATGAGGCAAAGCGGGAAGCCGAAAAAGCCGATAAGGAGAAATTCGAGGCGGCTGTGAAGGCGGAGAAGGAGAAACTGGAGAAGGAATATGCTGAGAAGCATCGATTGCCATACAGCGAGGGTGTGAACGTGGCGAAGTTCGGGGAGATCTGGAAATACGACAACCTGTCTCCAGATGACCAGGCATTCATGGTGGGCGTGCTGGGGGCAGCGAAAAAGCATGGGCATTCACGAGATGGCGCAACGCCGGAGG